GAAACGATGGCAACTGATGCCTTAACTTATCAAGCATTGTCTACACCAGAATTTGATGGTGAAATGCTTGCTATGTATTCCGATGTTTCAACAGCATTCGATGAAACTAAGATGAAGCAACAAGTATTTGCAGGTTACGTAGCCCCAGCGTCAAAACCATAGCCCCGGCAGGGGTAACCGTAACCCCTGAAGTAAACGGGGCGCTATTAAAAGCTGAATAAATAACTATAACTCGCCTGAGAAAGTAAACAATACCGTAAGGGGCGGGTTTTTAATTTAAGGAGAAAACAAAGCTATGAAAATTGTAAACATCAAAATTAAAGAATTAGGCATGAAGAAGGCTGTCAAAGTTGCTCAAAGTGTAGCAAACACAAAATTGATTAACTCAATTCAATTGACTTTGCTTAAATTACAAGATGATCACTCAGACGATATGACTGAAATTGAACAACTTGAACATGAGGCACAATTATTGAGTGAAATTGAACATTTCTTCAAAAACTTCTTAAAGCTAAGTGATAAACAGATTGAAAAGGCAGAAGAAGAGCTAGACCCAGAGGAATTATCGTTTGCAATTGGTGAAGCTACTGCGCGTTTCCAAGGTGCTACTGACAAAGATATTCAAAAACTCCGTGAAGGTATGAAGGCAGAACAAAAAGATTTAGAAGACCCTTTAGCAGAAGAGAACGACTCCGACAAATCCGAATAGAGATTTTTAAAAAAGAGCGTTCCATTGATGATATGAATTACTTTTATAAACAAATGCTGACGGAATATCATCTATTGCCAAAAGATATAGACGGACAAGATTATTTTGAGTTTTTAGAAGTAATAAATGCTAAAGCACCAGAGGACCAAATGGTGGATTCAATGGAAATCTATAAACAAAATTCTTAAAGAAAGGAGGATAAAAATATATGGCAAGCAAAGTTGATTCAATTATGAGTACTGCCGTTGCCTTGGAAACTCTTAAGGCTTCTAACAGTATTAACTCTTTGACCAAAGCTGTTAAAGGCTCTACATCGGCTTGGAAGGCTCAAGAAGCACAACTAAAATCTAGTGGTGATTATCTGAAAGCTAGTGAAGCCAAGTATGAAGGTCTTGGAAAATCTATAGAAGCTGAACGAAAGCGTATAGAAGTTCTCCAAGAGAAGATGAAAGGTTTAGACCAGACCACTCAAGATGGCGCTAAGACGGCTGTAAAATACGGTACTGACTTAGATAAAGCTACCACAGCCTTAAAGTCCATGGAAGCGCAACAACAACGCGCTCATGAAGCTTTAAAACGTGAAGAAAGTGGTATCAACAGCCTTAATTCATCTATGCGTCAACGTAACTCGTTATCAAAAGCTATATCAGGCCGTTTAGAAGCCGAAGGTAAGCATGAACAGGCCCTTAAAGAGAAACGAGACAACGCTCGTAAGTCTATTGATGATACTAGTAAAGCTTTGGAGAAAGAAGAAGCACTCCTTAAAGACTTAGAAAAGAATAACGGCAGCGCAAGTGCTATCAACAAACAGAGAATAGCTGTAGAAAAACTTAAAACTTCTATGGCAGAGTCTAAATCTTCTGTTTCTAAGTTTGATAAATCAATCAAAGAGTTAAACCCGTCTCCTATTCAACGGTTGAGTAAATCATTTAGTGGGTTAAAAAAAGAAGGAAAAGAAACTCACTCAGTTTTTAAGCAAGTTTTTTCTGGTACCTTTTGGGGAGAAGTGACTCACGGAGCAGTTAGTCAGGCTTTTAATACTATTAAAATGGGCTTCGGCGGGATAATTAAAGCGGGTAACGAATTCAATAAAGAACAGCAAGTTATGAACGCCACTTGGACAACTTTAACAGGAAGTGCTTCAAAGGGTGAAGGATTTGTTAAGTCAATTAATAAGATGTCTACAGCTTTTGGTCAATCCAGTGACTTAGTCAACGAACTAGACCAACAATTCTATCATGTTTTAGACAAAAAAGAGCCTACCGAACAGCTTACTAAATCAGTTCTAACTATGGCTGATACATTAGGATTAAGTGCAGAGAATACGCAACGGCTAGGACTTAACTTTACCCACATGATGAGCTCTTCCAAAATGCAATTAGGCGATTTTAATATGATTTCTGATCAATTACCTATGTTTGGTGAGAAATTACTGGAATATGAAAAAGTTGCCCAAAAAAATAATAAACTCACCATGTCACAATTACGTGATGAGATGAGTGCCGGAAAAATTAGTGCTAAAGACGCTGAAAACGTGATGAACAGTCTTGGTAAAAAATATAAAGACGCTAGCGAAAACATGATGAAGACGGCTTCAGGTGCCGAAAGGTCAATTAAAGCACGTTTCTCAGCTCTATCTGGTGATTTAGCCAAGCCATTTACGACAATGCAGAGTCCGATTTTCGAAGCCGTTTCTAAATGGGTTTCTGACCCTAAAACTGAAAAGAAATTTACTGAAGTTGGTAAAGCTGCTTCAAAAGGATTCCAAACAATTACTACAGCTTTAACTAAAGCTCTTGATATTAAAGATGGTCCGAAAGCTATGAACAAGTTTATGGATGGATTAGCAAAAAGTATTGAATCTGTTTCTGACGTAATTGCTAAGCATTCTAAAGAAATTATTGGCTTCTTTAAAGGCTTATGGAGTTCAATTAAGATTATTGGAACTATCGGAATTGGCTTCTTTAAAGGTTTAATTGAGGGTTTAGGTGCGATAGCTAAACCGTTAGCAAAAATGGTTGGACATAGCAAAAAAGTTAAAGGATTGTCTGATTCGTTAGGTGAACTTTCTAAACATAAACAAGGACTAGAAACACTCGGCAAAGTATTGGCGGGTGTTTTTGTTGTAACAAAATTAACTAAAATGACCACAGGGGCTTTCAAACTTGCTTCTGGTTTTACTAAATTAGCCAATTCTGTTGGCTTAATGAAAAATTCCTATACAGCGATGCAATTATTTAGTAAAGGGTTGGGATTAGTAGGTAACGGATTAAAGGTATTAACGGGACCCGTTGGTTTGACAATAACTGCTATTACAGCTATTGGTATTGCTTTATATGAGCTATATAAGCACAATAAAAAATTCAGAGATTTTGTTAATGGAATTGCGAAGGCTATTTCTAATTTCACTAAAAATGCTCTAAAAGAAATTGGAAACTTCTTCAAGAATTTTGGTAAAAATTGGAACAATTTCTGGGGCGATATTGGCAAAGGATTTGGTAAATTCTTCTCCAATATTGGTAAATCATTTAAAAAGGGATTTAATTCTTTTATAAAGACTGCAAAGAGCTTATTTAAAGGCATAGGTAAAACTCTTATCTATGCAATTGCCTTTCCAGTTGGTTTATTAATGGTTGCTTTTGAACCTTTGATCAAAGCAGTTCAAAAAGGCATGAAAAGTATTCAAAAAGCTGTTGCAAAGTTTGCTAAACCACTAAAAAAAGCTTTCAGCTCAATATGGAATCCGATTTCTAAGGTGTTATCTACTACTCTTAACAAAATGAGTAAAGCTTGGAAATCTTGGACTAAAACAATCTCAAAATATTGGAACTCATTTAGCAAACCATTCAAAAAAGCTTGGGATAAAGTTTGGAATACTATCAGTGATTTCTTTTCTGATATATTCAATAAAATTTCTAAAAAGTTCAAATCTTGGACTACTGCAATATCTAAAACATGGACTGGTTTCAAGAGCTGGTTCAATAAAAAGTGGAAAGATATGTGGAATGGAGTACATGATTTCTTTAGTAATACAACCAAAAATATAAGCAAAACATTCCATGGCTGGATAAACGGGACTATGGATGCTCTTGGCGGATTTGGAAATAGGTTCAAATCTGGTTGGGAGGGAATTGTTAAAGGCGTTAAAAACATTTTTAGCGGGTTATGGGATTCGATGAAGAATATGGCTTCCGATGGTATTAATTCCGTAATCGATATCATTAATAAAGGAATCGGTGGCGTTAACTGGGTAATCAATAAGTTTGGTGGTTCAAAACAAACTATCAAGCCAATTGGTCATGTTAAGTTTGCAACTGGTACTGGTTCTCTTGGGAGTTCTAACTTTAGACGCGCTATTAATTCAATTACACCTGCGATCGTAAATGATGAAGTTGGTGCAAGTAATCCAGAGCTTATCTTTAGAAAAGCAACTGGGACTGTTGAGTATTCTAAGGAAAAGAACGCCGAAACTATGCTGTTCCCTGGTGATGAGGTTGCTAATGCTACTGACTCAGCTAAGCTAGCTCCGATGTTAGGAATCACACACTTTGCAGGCGGTGGAATTGGAGACTTCTTTGGAGGAATTATTAATGGAGCTAAGAGTGTCTTTAGGAAGATTACCGGTGGCTTAAAAGGACTATTTGATGTAGGAACTAAGATTATATCTAACCCAGGTAAAGCATTGGAAAGCTTAATGCCATTCTCTAAAGGCAATACAAAAGGGTTCTTTTCAACAATAGCTAAAGGCGGTTTCAATTTTGTTAAGAAACAAGCTGGAAAATGGTGGTCTACATTATGGGATATGGTTAGCTTAAGCGGAGACGGTAGTGGTTCATACGGCGGAGGCTGGCAATCACCAGGTAGTGGTTGGACACACACTGATGGTTTTGGTTCCTCTCGTGGCGGTGGTCGTGTTCACGATGGTAATGATTTTTCTGCAAGTGTAGGAACTGCATTCCATGCTATGCACGGTGGTACAGTTATCCGTGTTGGTAATCCTCCAGCTGGATGGGGAGACGTTGGATATAACATTGTTACTCGTGATTCAACTGGTAAAGAAATTATTTACCAAGAATTTGGAAATGCAAAAGACGTTAAGGTTCATCAAGGACAGCATGTTAAGACTGGTGATGTTTTAGGTAAACTAGGACGTTCAGGACTTGGAACTGGGCCTCATTTACATGTTGGCTTAACTAAAGGCGGTTCGGTCTGGAATCGAAGTGGATATAGCACTGCAGGCTGGCTGGATATTACTAAACAGCATGGTAAAGATAAAGGATCAGACGCTAAAAGTGATTCCAGCTCAAGCAGTGATAGTAAACTTCAAAAGATGATCAAGAAGCAAGTTGGTGGTGGATTCTGGAAGACCATTAGCAAGATTGCCAGCATGTTTGGCGACGATGGTGGTGGAAGTGGTACTGGTGATCCAGGTGGAGCTGGTGTACAACGTTGGAAATCTGACGTTAAAAGTGCATTGAGCAAGCTTGGGCTTTCAACCAGTGCAAGTATGGTTAGCCGAGTATTACGTCAAATAAATACTGAATCTGGTGGTAACCCTAAAGCTATGGGTGGTACTGATGGTTTAGCTGACGGACATGCAGAAGGATTGATGCAAGTTAAACCAGGGACGTTTAGTGCCTATCATTTATCAGGGCATAACAATATCTGGAACGGATACGACAATATTTTAGCTGGCTTAAACTACGCAAAGCATCGGTATGGTAGCGGATTGAGTTTCCTTGGTAACGGGCACGGATATGCTAATGGTGGAATTGCTAATACTCCATCTATCTTTGGTGAAGCAGGCCCTGAAATGGCTATCCCACTATCTATGACGCGTTCTGATAGAGCTAACCAACTATTGGGTGAAAC